CGTCACACTTCTGGGCAATGCTCAGGTGTGCCCGCCATAGCGGTTCCATACCGTCCTCGGACGCATGCTCGGCGTAGTGTCGAAGCTGTTCGCAGCCCCGGCCAGCCTTGGTGGCCCGGTAAATATTTTCAAACTTTGTCGAACTATTTTCAAACAGCTTGATCGAAGTCGTATCCTTGCTGGGCCGCTTACCCGGCAGCGCTAGCGCAGTGCCGCCATCGCCACCCTTGGGGGCCTTGGTTTCGTAGGCCGTGCCTATCAAGTTGCGCTCTACCAGCGCTCGGATGTCCGCAAAGTCAAAATGGTCGCCCGCATTTTTGAACTTGACGTTGGTAACTTCGCGTACTTTTTTGTTTCCCTTGATGCCGGTATTGACCGTATCAAAGACCCGCAGCACCCTTGATGCGTCTGCCGTGATGGTCTGGTCGATGTCCAACTTCTTTTGAAAGCACAGGCGCTTGAACCCCTCGGCCACTGGCTTCCACTCGTTGATATCCACGGCCTCTTTGAACGGCCAGTATGCATGCACACCACCGCCTGAAGCCACCAGCCAAGGGTTGCCCAACCCGGACAGCCCCACCTCATCAGCAAACTGCATGATGGCCTGCGCCGCAACTTGCGCTGACGGATACGCCTTGGTTTTCAACTCTCCCGTTTCGGGGTCAGGTATGTCCTTGGGGTGATTGCAGTCCACATCCACTGCTATGCAGCGAACCATTTGTACGTTGGTTGCAATGCGGCGGTTTAAATCTCCAAACGTGCCCAGCGCAAAATAAACATCTAACCCCCGCTGTTTCCACGCCGCTATTTTTGGCATGGCTTCTTCCAACGTATCTACATAAAAGTGTTCCTTTTTCTTTGTCAGCAGTTCAACAACACAGTATCTACCATTTCCAGGGGGTGGTAGTACCTCCGCTAGAAACTCAAGCGGTTCCATAGGTATCCTTGGGAAATGGTTTAAGAGAAGTCGAGTTTTAGCTGGGCGGGGTCTTTGGGGTTTGTCTCACGCCAGTCAGCTAGCGTGCGGCGCAGCACTTCCTCTACCCAGTTTTTAGGCAGTTTGTCTGGGCCGGTGATGTAAACCATGCGCTCCAACTCGTCGTTGGTCAGGGTTTGAGGTTGTATACCTTGCATATTCTTCTCCATGCTTCTTCTGCTGTTTTTGATGTTGACATGACGGAAACCATCAGGTCAACGCGTTGTTGATAGGCGACGAATACTTCCCCACCAGCAAACCAGTTATAAATGGTCTGCCGAGTTACGCCAAGAGCGTAAGCTAGTTTTGTCACGGGAAACTCTAAGTGAACGGCCCAACGCCCAAGCGTATTGCCCGCAGTGCGCGGGGCCGTCCGTATCAAGTCTTTGATGCGTTGTGAATAGGCCATAGTTTTAGGTGGGGGTACTCGCTGCACTAAGTTTCAAACCAACCGGGAATCCATCCCCAATTGGCAATCCGCACAGCATCCGCTTTCCCCCCGAATTAATTACTCGTCGTCCCAATCAGCAACGATACCGGCCAGATTGCTTTTGGCAGCAGGCACAGCGTTGATCTTGGTTGGGGTCTTGCGTACTTCCGGCTCAGCGTCTTCCTCGGCTTCCACAGGAGTAGGCTTGGCTTTGGCCTTCGCTTTGGGGGCTGGGGCTTCTTCCTCTTCACCTTCTTCAGCGGGAGCGGCAAGGGGCTTGCCTTCCAACTGCAAAGGCGCTGACTTTACGCCATCGGTTTGGGCCACGGTCATCACCACCGCAAGTTTGGCGTCCTCGGAATCAGCCTGCGTCTTGACAGTGGCGTACTCGTCCTCGGTCAACCAGCGCATGGGTTGGAAAAACAGCTTGGGGCTCTCGGCCTTGGTGTCGAACTTCATGCGGGTCACGATCTGCTCAGGGTTGATTGGCGGATTTTGAACCGCCAAATAACGCACAAAGGCTTGCAACGGACGCTTGTCGCCTTCTTCCTTGCCGAACACCGAAGTGGCAGGCAGGGTCAACTGGAGCACATCACCTTCAGGGGCGCTGGCCAGCACCACAGCCAAGCGCTGTTGGTAGCGGCAAGCGCGGCTGTTGCCTTGGCCCGAACCGGCTACGTTTTGTTTGCAGGCCATGCAAGTCACGGACTGCTTGTTTTTCGCAACGGAGTCAGGCTTCTCACCATCGTTGCTCCAGCAATCGGGAGGGCCAGCGGCTGCGTCTTTGTCGTATGAGCCCGCGTAGAACACGCGGCTGACTTTAGGCGCTGCCTTGACCACGATGACATCCAAGTGGCGTTCATCAATAGATGCGACTTCCTTGCCGCCTGCGACCAGACGAAACACGCCGCCTTTGATGCTGATACGCTTGGTGTTACCGCCAGCGCCGCCCATCAGGGCTTTGGCTGTTTCAGAAAGCTCGTTGTTGCGTGCAAATGCGGGGACGGCTACGCCGCTAAAAATAGCTATGTTGCTCATTTAATTTCCTTGGTTAACGTGGTTTGGTTACAGTGATGTCGAACTCAGTTGTCGAGTTGAGTCCGGGGGGAACGATGGTGGGGTTCTCGGAAAGAAAGGTCGCCATGTTGGTCTGCGCAATGCGCTTCTCAAGCAGGTCAACCAACCTATGCTCAAGAACAAAGTCCTTGAACGAGTCCCAGTCTTGGGTGTTGTAGCGCGTCTTTGTGGTCAGCGTTACTGTGCCCAAATCAGTGCGAACAGATTTAACGCCAAGCGCTTTCATCTGGTCTTTCATGGCAAATTTAACTTCGTCTTGCTGTGCCTTGAGCAACTCCACTTGCGTGTCGTACTCCTTGGTCAGCGCGGCGATCTTATCCCGAATCTTTCGGTAGATCAGGGCTAATTTATCCAGCGGGATTGCTTCTTCTGACATTAACTTCTCCTGTTTTGTTTGTCTAAGGTTGGACAGTCTACACGATTTTTTAAGCTATGCAACTCCTTTCATAATTTAATTTCTGTATCGAACATTTGCGTTAGCAAGGCGTGGTCGTCCACCCTTGCATTGAGCGCCTTGAACATCTTTTTCTCAATGGGGGAACCCTCGATGTGGATGACCGTTACCTTGTCGGAGTCCTGACCCTTACGGTCAGAACGAGCAATACACTGGATGTACTGCTCCACGCTCATCAGGGGGCCATAGAACACCACCGTGTCGGCGGCAGTTAGGGTAATCCCGTGGGCGGTAGCCTGCGGCTGCATCACCAAGAAGTGGGGATTGGGCTCATGCTGGAAGCGCCGGATGATATCGCCCCGCTTGGAAGCCGGTACGTCACCGTGGATGCACTCCGCCGCGTAGCCCTTCTTGTTCAGGTAGTCCAACACCGTAGTGATGGTGCTGCGAAACAGCGCAAAGATGATGACCTTGCGGCTGGTCTCCTGCAATATCTCGTCGAGCACAGCCAGCCGTGGGGCAGAGTCGAACTCCACTACTCCCTTGTCGTCTGTGTACGCTGCGCCACACGAAATCTGCAACAACTTATTGATCGCCACGCCTGCATTGACCGCGCTGATTGTCTCGCCTGCGGCTTGGATGAGCATTTGCTCTTTGAGCAAGTTGTAGTACTTGGCCTGCTGCGGGGTCAGGGGAACTTCGCGTGTGGTGGTTACCACTGGTGGTAGGTCAAGGCACTCTTCTTTGGTGAAGCGAATCGAGGGTTGCAGCGCTTCATGCACCAAGTCCTTCGCTTCTTTTTTGGGAACCCATTTGTACATGGTGAGCTTGTACACCACCTTATCGCGCCACGCTGTAAAGAACTGCGGTACACCCTCGGGGTTAACTAGCTTGGCCAGTCCGTATGCATCCACTGGCGACTGTGCAGCAGGCGTGCCAGTCATCATCCACAAGTTGGTCTGCGGTGTGAGGATTGCTTTGAGCACCTTCCAGCGCCGGGTAGTCTGTGTCTTGTATGCTCCGCACTCGTCCACAATCACCAAGTCAAATCGCCCGTCAGCAACGATCTCACTGGCTATCAGGTTCAACCCATCGTAATTGGCAATCACGAACTCATAGTTCTCCTGCACCATTTCAATACGCCGACTAGCCTGCGCATGGTGAGCCACAACGGCAGAGCGATGGATGATGCTGTTGTTCAAGTCGCCCAACCACGCAGAGTGCATGATCGACAACGGGCACAGAATCAAACAGCGCTTGACCTTACCAATGCGCATCAGATAGTCCGCAGCCCACAGCGCTGAGAGTGTCTTACCCGTACCCGGTTCAGAGAACACGAAGGCTTTGCGGTTCAACGTAAGGAACGCAGCGGTCTCAATCTGGTGCGCCATCGGCTTGTACTTGCCCGGCCAGTTGTAGCGCTTGGTGATTGGGGAGGGTACGTTCTTGACT